ATCAAGCACAACAGCTGTTTGCGATTTTAATGACGTTAGTTACACTGACGCTACTTTTACTGCAAATGGTGCAATGATTTATAACGATTCTGCATCAGGTGATCCCGCGTGTGTTATCGTAGCATTTGGATCAGATAAAACTGTAACAAGTGGAACATTCACAATACAATTTCCTACAGCGGACGCAACTAACGCAATCATACGATTAGCATAAGGAGGTCCTCCTTATGGCTAACACTTGGAATCAATCAGGAACAACCTGGAGCACAGGTCGTTGGGGTACAACTGATCCTATTGTAGCTGGTTGGGGTGCAAAATCTTATAATGAACCAGGCACAACTTGGAACAATTTAACCGATCAACAAGTTAATTTAACAAGTCCTGGTGCGATTACTGCATCTTTAGGCACTACATCTATTACAACAGAAATTAATAAAGGTTGGGGTCAAGATACTTGGGGTAATGAAACCTGGGGTGAATCAGGAATGTTAGTTGAATTAACTGGTCCTGATGCAATGCAATCTAACGTAGGTGCATCAGGTTGGAATGGTGCAACATGGGGTCAAGGACAAGGTTGGGGAATATTTACTTTAAATCCTGCAGATGTGATGGGATTAACTGGTGTATCTGCAACAGGAAGTGTTGGTTCTCCTACAATAATTGGTAGTGTAGAGTTTTCTTTAACAGGAGTATCTGCAACATTATCTGTTGGATCTATTAGTCCAGATGAACAAACAATGGGATTAACAGGTCAAGCAATAACTCCAGCAGTTGGAACACTTGCGCCCGCTGATGTAATGGGACTAACAGGAGTTTCAGCAACTTTTAATGTTGGAGCAGTTAGTATTGGTTCAAGTCCAATTGTTGATCTTTCTGGTCAAGCATCAACTTCATCTGTTGGATCACTTACACCTGCTGATGTAATGGGATTAACAGGAGTTTCTGCAACTTCATCTGTTGGATCACTTACACCTGCTGATGTAATGGGATTAACAGGAGTTTCTGCAACTGCTTCAGTAGCTACTTTTGGAACATCAACAGGATTTGGAATTCAAGCATATCAAGCTGTTGACACAGGTTCAAATATTTCGTATTCTAATGTTGCAACAGGTACAAATATAACATATAGTGACGTCGCATAGGAGATAAAAATATGGCATCAACATACACAGGACTAGGTGTTGAACTACAAGCAACAGGTGAAAACGCTGGAACTTGGGGAACAAAAACTAATACAAATTTACAAATCATAGAACAAATTTCAGGTGGTTTTACACAACAAGCTGTATCAGATTCAGGTGATACAACTCTTTCAGTTACCGATGGTGGCACAGGTGCAACGTTAGCACACAGAATGATAGAATTTACTGGATCTCTTACTTCTGGTAGAAACGTTACTATACCTATTGATGTTCAAACATTTTATTTTTTAAAAAATTCTACAAGTGGATCACAAAACGTAACATTTAAATATGTTTCAGGATCAGGAGATTCTGTAGCGGTAGCACCTGCAACAACTAAAATTGTATTTGCTTCTGCAAATGATGGTACAAACCCAGATATTATTGATATCGGAATGGGTAATGTAACACTTACTGGATCAGAAACTTTAACAAACAAAACTTTAACAGCTCCAAAAATTGCAGATGCAGGTTTTATTGCAGATGCAAATGGAAACGAACAAATTATATTTCAAACAACATCCTCTGCAGTAAATGAATTAGAAGTAACTAACGCTGCAACAGGTAATCCACCAATCTTAGGTGCAAGTGGAGAAACTAATGTTGACGTACATATTAAACCAAAAGGTTCTGGAGAAACTAGAATTGGAACTGGAGCAGCAAATGCTACTCTTACATCTAGTGGAGCACATGATTTAATATTAGATACAAACTCAGGAACTAATTCTGGAACTATCACAATTACAGATGGAGCAGATGGAAATATTAATATAGCACCAAACGGAACTGGTGTTGTTCAAGCTGGTGGAGCTGCAGTAAAAGTTGCAGGTAAAGAAACTATTTGGGTGCCAGCAGTTGCTATGTATCCTAATACTACTAATGGTGCAGAAGCAGCCCAAGTAGAATTATCAAATGGTCCAGAAATTAAAGTATTAGATTTTGATAAAGACTCTGATGAGTTTGCACAATTTGCTGTTGCATTTCCTAAATCATGGAATGAAGGAACAGTAACTTTTCAAGCTTTTTTTACAGCAACTTCAACAGACACAGGAACTAGTGCATATGTTTTACAAGGAGTTGCTTTAGCTGATAATGGAGATTTAAACACAGCTTTTGGAACAGCTGTAGGGCCAACTGCAAAAGCTCACAGTGGTACATCAAATGATTTAGACGTAACAGCGGAAAGTGGAGCAGTTACAATTGCTGGTTCACCAAGTACAGATGAATACGTTTTCTTTCAAGTATCAAGAGATGTTTCAGCAGATGATTTAAATGCTGATTCAAGACTTCTTGGAATTAAATTATTCTTTACAACTGACGCTGCTAACGACGCGTAAGGTAAAAGAATATGAAAAAACTAGAACCAACACTTACAACAGGTAAGAATACTAAAAATATTACAAGCCGAAGAGGCAAAACAGGATTCGGAACAAATATATTAGGGTTTGGATCTGGTGGAACTTCTTTTGTTGAAGTAACGGCAAAATACTTAATAATTGGGGGTGGCGGTAGCGGTATGTGTTCAAACACTCACCCTGGTGGTGGAGGAGGAGCAGGAGGATATAGAACTTCTTTTGCATCTGAAACACCTGGAGGACCCGCAGGTAGCACCGAGAGTGCCATTGTATTTGCAAAAGCAGGAGATTACACAATAACTATTGGAGCAGGAGGATCTGCTGTGCAAGGACCAGGTGGTCCAGCTAGTGGTAATAATACCGTATTAAATCATGGAGATAGTTGTTCAGTTACTGCGTTTGCAGGTGGAGGTGGATCACCTAATCCAGGATGTGGAACTAGAGGATCCATGGGTGCAGGTGGTTTTAACTGTTCAGCTAAATCAGGAACACCAACTCAAGGATTTCCGTCAGGTGCTGGAACAACTTTAACAAGTCCAACATTTAGCGTAGCTTCAGGTGGAGGAGGCGGAGCTGGAAGTGCAGGATCAAATGGAACTAATAATTCAGGTGGGGCAGGAGGAAATGGAAAAGCAAGTTCAGTAACAGGATCTTCTGTCACAAGAGCAGGTGGTGGCGGAGGGACGTCACGAGCTTCAAATGGAAGTGGTGGACCAGGCGGAGGCGGATCTGGATCAAGAAGTAATAATGATGCTGCTGGAGGTCCAGCAGGGGATGCCAACACAGGATCTGGTGGTGGAGGAAATAACAATGAAGGAAGTTCATCAACCACTACTTTTGCAGGAAACGGTGGTTCAGGAGTTGTTTTTATAAGATTTCCAGCATGTGCGTGCGTATCAGTATCACCTGGAACAAACACAGTTGCAACGGTAAGTTGTGAACAACTAGCAACTTTTACAGTAACAGGAACGGTAACTTTATCATAATGGCACACTGCGCAGAAATAAAACAAAAAATTGATCCAACAGGTTTTACATCTAATAATATATGGATAGTAGAACGTGTAATTGTAGTTTGTAATAGTGAATCTGATCCCGAGGGATGGTGCACAAAACTTTTTGGTGGGACTTGGAAACAATGCTCTTATACAAATAGCATAAGAAATAAATTTCCTGGCCCTGGTTATGTATATGATGAAGTGGCTGATGTTTTTTTAATACAACAACCTTTTGCATCTTGGACAAGAAATGATGAACATATGTGGGTGGCGCCTATACCAGTGCCTACAACTAAACCTTTGGATCCAAATAATGATCCTACTGGTGGACCAAACATGTGGGACGAAGAAAATCAAAGATGGTACTGTGATAAAATGGATGGAACTAATGAAAGTTGGTTGTGGAATTCAGACACTTTAACCTGGGAATAATTAAGCTTTACATTAAACTATATTAATATATAAGTAAATTTATAAAGATATATGAATTTACAATACTACTATTGGTACTTTAAAAATGCAGTTCCTTCAAGGATATGTGATGATATTGTTAGGTATGGAAAACAACTTCAACAACAAACAGCAATTACAGGACAAAACAAAAATAAAAAAATAAAAGATTTAAAAAAACAAAGAGATTCTAATATTGTCTGGTTAAATGAAAAATGGATTTATAATGAAATACATCCATTTGTCCGTGCAGCTAATGAAAATGCTGGATGGAATTTTCAGTGGGATTGGTCAGAAGAGTGTCAATTTACTATTTATAAAAAAGGTCAACATTATGATTGGCATTGTGATAGTTGGGATAAACCGTATGATAATCCTGAAGGCAATCATCCATACCAAGGAAAAATAAGAAAATTATCTGTAACTCTTTCTTTATCAGATGAGAAAGATTATTCTGGTGGTGAATTAGAATTTGATTTTAAAAATAATGATAACAAAAATAGAATTAGTAAATGCAAAGAAATAAAAGCAAAAGGATCAATAATAGTTTTTCCCTCTTTTGTGTGGCATAGAGTTTGTCCTGTAACTAGAGGAGAAAGAAATAGTTTAGTAATATGGAACCTAGGAAAGCCTTTCGTATGATATATCCAAAACAATTAAGAAGAGATGAATATTTTTCTACTCCTATATGGATGGCAGATGCTCCACAACTTGTAAAAAATTTAAATAAAGCTTCTGATCCATATATAAAAGAATCAAAAAAAGCTTTAAAAAAAGGTATTGCTACTAGAAATAAAACGTATGGTAATAAAGGAGATATGGGTAATGTATTTCATTCTAAATCTTTAATAGAAGATAATAAATTTAAAGATTTATCTCTTTATATATTACAGACCTCCGAAAATTTATTAAAAGAAATGGGTTTTAGTTTAGATGATCATAAACTTTTTATTACAGAATTATGGGTTCAAGAGTTTGCTAAACAAGGTGCTGGATGGCACAGTACACATGCTCATTGGAATGGACATATTTCAGGTTTTATGTTTTTAAAAGCAAGTGACAGAACATCCGTGCCCACTTTTCACGATCCAAGAACTGGAAATTTAATGAACCTACTACCATTAAAAACTACTAATGCTGTAAAACCAGGAGTGCACTCAGTTACTTATAAACCAACTCCTGGTAGAATGATTTTTTTTCCATCATACTTGGCTCATGAATATATTCCAGATATGGGGTATGACCCATTTAGATTTATACATTGGAATGTTCAAGCAATACCAAAAGGAGTTTTGTATAAAGTTAAAGAGTTTAATAAATAAAAATTATGTCATTTAAAAAAAATAAATATTCTGTTTTAAAAAATGCAATACCCAAAGAAATAGCACACTTTTGTTTTGGTTATTTATTAAACAAAAGAAGAGTAGCTAGAACTTTATTTGATTCAAAATATATATCTCCATTTACTAAATATTGGGGTATTTGGTCTGATCCTCAAGCACCTGGAAGTTATTCTCATTATTCAGATATAGCCATGGAAACTCTATTACAATATGTAAAACCTGTTATGGAAAAACATACAGGAATAAAATTATCAGAAACTTATTCATACACAAGAATTTATAAAAAAGGAGATGTATTAACTAGACACATTGATAGATTTAGTTGTGAAATATCTACCACTTTAAATTTAGGTGGTGATGACTGGCCAATTTATATTGATCCTACTGGTAAAAGAGGACAAGCGGGAGTTAAAATAGATTTAAAACCAGGAGACATGTTAATATATTCTGGTCGTGATTTAGAACATTGGAGAGATGAATTTAAGGGTAATATATGTGCACAAGTTTTTTTACATTATAATAAGAAAGGCTCGAAAGCTGCGAAATTAAATGAATTTGATGGTAGACCACACATAGGATTACCAGCTGATTTTAAAAAAAAGTAATGAATATTTTTAGAAACTCTAAATTAATTGGACCAGATAATCAAATATTAAAACATACAATACCTAATGAATTGTTTGAAGAGTTATCTGTCATGGTTGATAGAGCAAAGAAAAAAAGAAAATCAAAATATGCTTTTTTATTAGACCATATAAATAACGGTCAAAACTCTTATCAAACAACAGTTGATGTAGACTTATTTGAAAAATCTTTTTTCTTTGGTTATTTAATAAAAATGGGTGAACATTATGTAACTCGTAATCATAAAATATTTGGTCAAGCTTCAGGGTTTTATCCTACAAATAGAATTATAAGATTAAAAAGAAACTTTAATCATTTTGATCACTATGATTTTTGGATAAATTTTGCAGATAAAGGTGCTGTAAATCCTTTACATGATCATCCAGGTTTTTTATCTGGAGTTATTTATTTTACTGATTCTTTTAAAGAACCTACAATTTTTGATAAAAAATTTAAATACCTTGGAAAAGAAAAAGAAATATTAATGTTTCCTTCACGTTTAATTCATGAAGTAAAAACTTATAAGGGCAGTAAAACAAGAATTACATTATCTTTTAATTTATATATAGAAGAATGATCACAGAATTAAATGCATTTGTCCCACCTACTCTTGGATGGTTATCTATGAAATTAGATCCTATTGTTATTAAAAGATTAAATAAATATGTTAAAGAAAGCAAAATTAAATGGAATCATACTCTAGCAGGTAATATTAACAAATCTAGTTATTTAGAAGATACTGATGAGTGGTTTTGGAAAAATGTTTTAAGCCCATGTACTACAGAATATTTAAAAAGATTTGGTAATAAAATTTTACCTAAAATTTTAAACAAAAACTGTGAATTTTTTTTAAATAGTTTTTGGGTTAACTTTCAAAAAAAATATGAATTTAATCCTCTACATAACCATGGTGGAGTATTTTCTTTTGTTATATGGTTAAAAATTCCTTTTAATACTAAAAAAGAAAAAAATTTACCTTTTGTAAAACATGCAAATGTTTCAAAAGCAGCAGACTTTGAATTTAATTATACAGATCTTCTTGGAGATATTACTTCTTGGTCTTATGCTATAGATAAAAAATCAGAAGGACGAATGTTGTTTTTTCCGTCTAAATTGCAACATCAAGTATATCCTTTTTATACATCTAATAAAGATAGAGTATCTGTCTCTGGTAACATTTGTTTAAATGTAGATAAAATTATAAAATGAGTTTAAATAAAATAATTGTAGTAGGAGGAGGCACAGCTGGATGTATGTCGGCTTACACTCTTAAAAAACTATTTCCTAAAAAAGAAGTTACAATGATAGAAAGTAAAAACATTCCTACGGTTGGTGTAGGTGAAAGTACACTAGGACACATAAACAAATGGTTAGCTTTAGTCGGTATTAAAGATTCTGATTTTATGAAAGAATGTAATGCTTCGTATAAGTTAAGTATTAGGTTTCAAGATTTTTATAAAAAGGGAGATGGTGGATTTCACTATCCTTTTGGTCAATCAGTTTTTACAGACACTCTTGCAGATTATAATGATTGGGAGTTTAAAAAAATTTTATATCCAAAAACAAAATATACAGACTTTGCTAATTGTTACTTTCCCATAATGGGATTAGTAAATAATAATACATTAACAAAAGATAGTAAAGGACTTGAACCTTATAATTTTAAAACAGATACCGCATATCATTTTGATGCAACTTTGTTTGCTAATTGGTTAAAAAAACAATTTAAAAAAATTGGTGGTAAAATTGTTATAGGAGATGTAAAAGTAATAGGAGACTCTAATGGGATTAATTCATTAAATATTAAAAATAAAAAATTAAAAGCTGATCTTTATATTGATTGCACTGGTTGGAAGTCTTTATTATTAGGAGAATGTTTAAAAGAACCTTTTGAAAGTTTTGAAGATATACTTCCTAATAATTCTGCTTGGGCTACACATCTACCTTATACAGACAAAGAAAAAGAATTAAAACCATATACTAATTGTACAGCTATAGAAAATGGTTGGGTTTGGAACATACCTTTGTGGAGTAGAATGGGAACAGGATATGTTTACTCTGACAAATACATATCAGATGAAAATGCATTAAAACAATTTAAAAAATATTTAGGTAGAAATGATTTAAATTTTAAAAAATTAAAGATGAGAGTAGGTTTACATAAAAGAATATATGTTAAAAATGTTTGTGCTATTGGTTTATCTGCAGGTTTTATAGAGCCTTTAGAAAGTAATGGCTTATTATCTGTGCATGGTTTTTTAGCTAGACTAGTTAGATTAATTGATAGAGGAACTATTTCTACTTTTAAAAAAGAACAATTTAATTATGCGTGTTCTCAGTTTTTTAAATACTTTGCTGGTTTTGTTTCTATGCACTATGCTTTATCTTCAAGAACGGATACAAAATATTGGAGAGATATTCAAAATAGAGATTATAAAATAGAAAAACATTTTAAAACATTAGATAATCAGTTTCAAGATTTAGCCATACAAAAATTTAACACGTATTTTTATACGCCAGATACAGGAACTGCATGTATTGCCATAGGCATGAGATGGCCAGCTACTGATGAATTTGCTTTAAAGTATGGAGAGTGCTTTACAGATCTTAATGAAAGAAACAATGAATGGAAGGCAAGTATAAAAAATTTAGAAAAAAGAAAAACACAGTGGGATACAATAGGTAAACAGTGTACTCCTTTTGTCGAATTTTTAAGAAAAAATATTTATGATAATTAATGAATTTTTTCCTGTTGTTGTAGGTATGGCAGAAAATAAGGATCATAAAAAAGAAGAGAAAAAACTTATTAAATACTGTAAAAAAATAAAAACAAAAAAACCAATTGGTGGTGAAAACTGGATTGCTAATATTTATAATACTTCAGGAACCCACAATGTTCATGAGGATAATACATTTTTAAACATTAATACGTTTGTTCAAAAACAGTTAAATATTTATGCATTAAAAATAGGTTATCAAGGTAGACAAATATCTTGTACAGATAGTTGGTTTAACATCTATAAAAAACACAATTATCAAGAGTATCATGAACATTTTCCTGCAGATATATCTGCGGTATATTTTTTAACGGGTAATAAAACTACAGGTAATCTTATTTTTAAATCTCACGAACCAGTTAGCACCTTTCAAGCATATCATCCTGACAATAGATACACCTGGACTATTCAATCAATAGAGCCAAATCCAGGTAAATTAGTTCTTTTTAAATCAAATCTATTACACAAAGTTACGCAAAACCTCACCAATAATTTAAGAATTACACTAGCATATAACTTTAAAGTGTCATAATAATTACAATTGAAGTAATTATAAAAGATTATATAATGGCCAAACTATGCTACAAAAGATAGGATTTCAACCAGGTATTAATAAACAAATAACCCCAACAGGTGCTGAAGGGCAATGGGTTGATTGTGATAATGTGCGATTTAGATATGGAACTCCTGAAAAAATAGGAGGTTGGAATCAATTAGGCAACGTAAATGAAAATGAACTTACAGGAGCAGGGCGTGGCTTACATCATTACGTTAATAGTTTAGGTAGAAGATACGCAATTATTGGTACAAATAGAATTTTATATGCTTTCTCTGGTGGTGTTTTTTATGATATCCACCCTATTAAATCTACAACAACGCTTACTAGTGCATTCAGCACGACCAACGAATCACCAATTGTAACAATAACTTTTGCAACAGCTCATGGTATTAATCCACAAGATATTATTCTTTTAGATAATTTCACTGCAATAACTAATTCTAACTTTAGTACATCTGATTTTGATAATAAAAAATTTATGGTAACATCTGTTCCTACAACAAATACTTTAACTATTACAATGCCGTCAAATGAAACAGGATCTGGTGCAACTACATCTGGTGGTATTAGAGTTCAACATTATTATACTGTGGGTTCAGCTGTGCAAGAAAAAGGTTTTGGTTGGGGTTTAGGATCTTGGAGTGGAGAGGCTTCAAACGCAGTAACAACAACTTTAAATGGAGCTTTAGGTGATAATGCTTTTGGAACAGGTGGATCTGGAACTTCGATTGTTTTAGCAGATGCTACACAATTTCCTAGTACAGGAACTAATTTTATAAAAGTAGGAACAGAAGAAATATCTTACACAGGAGTTACAGGTGGTACTACCTTAACTGGTATTACAAGAGCTGTTAGAGGAACAACAAGGGCTGCACACTCTGATGGTGCAACTGTTACTAACACAACTGATTTCGTAGCATGGGGTGAAGCAGCGTCTGGTGACTTAGTATTAGAACCTGGAATGTGGTCATTAGATAATTTTGGTGATAAAGCAATTTGTTTAATTCATGATGGTGCTGTTTTTGAGTGGGATTCAGGTTTATCAAATGCAACAGAAACAAGAGCAACAATTATATCAGGTGCACCTACTGCATCAAGACACATGGTGGTATCAACACCAGATAGACACTTAGTATTTTTTGGAACAGAAACAACAATAGGTAACGCATCAACACAAGATGACATGTTTATTAGATTCTCAGATCAAGAAGATATAAATACGTATACACCAACAGCAACTAATACAGCTGGTACACAAAGACTGGCTGACGGATCACAGATCAGAGGAGCAATTAGAGGTCGTGATGCAATTTATGTTTGGACTGATACTGCATTATTTACACAACGTTTTGTAGGTCAACCATTTACATTTGCCTTTTCACAAGTAGGAACTAACTGTGGACTTGTCGGACAGAATGCATGTGTAGAAGTTGATGGTGCTGCGTATTGGATGTCAGAAAATGGTTTTTTTAGATACGCTGGTAGATTAGAATCATTACCGTGTTTAGTAGAAGATTTTGTTTTTGATGATATAAATATTGAATCTGGTAACCAAATGATATCAGCAGGATTAAACAATTTGTTTGGTGAAGTTATGTGGTTTTATCCACAATTAAGTTCTTCTGTTGTAAACAGAATGGTTTCATATAATTATTTTGATTCATCACCACAAAGACCAGTTTGGACTGTGGGTTCACTTTCTAGAACTATGTGGCAAGACTCTGCAGTATTTACTAAACCACATGCTTTAGAATATGATGCAGGCACAGATACTTCTTTTGATGTTGTTGGAAATACTGAAGGTAGAACAAGTTACTATGAACATGAAACAGGAACAGATCAAAATAGAAATGGAACTATAACTGCTATTACTGCAAACATAACATCAGGAGATTTTGATATTACCGCTCAAAGAACAGCACAAGGTCAACAAACAGGTGTTGCAACTTTTAAAGGAGACGGTGAATTTTTAATGAAGATAAGAAGGTTTATACCAGATTTTATATCTCAAACTGGAACGACAAGAATAACTTTACAATTAAGAAATTTTCCTAATGAAACATCTGCAAGCTCATCATTAGGTCCTTTTGATATAACTTCATCTACTTTAAAAATAGATACACGTGCAAGAGCAAGATCTATTGCGTTAAAAATAGAAAACACAGCAGCTAGTCAAAGTTGGAAATTAGGCACTTTTAGATTAGACACACAACCAGACGGACGTAGATAATGGCTAAGATAGTACAAGTATTAACAAGACCATCGCAAGAGTATGACTATACTGTTGCTGAAGCACAAACAAGAGATATAGACGGTATTATAGTAAAATTAAATACTACATATCAACAAGAATTAAAGGATGAGGTAGAAGCTCAAAACTTCTTTTTAAATTAATGGCTAATAGTTTT